TAGTAGAGACCCCGGCTTTGCGTAAAGCTGCCTGAGCGAAGTAGATCTAGCATCCCACCAACGTTGATGTCCGCTTGGTTGTAGGAAACCCAAAACGCAACGGCGTTAAGAGCTTGAACGACCGCAGCCGCCGCCAACATATCCGTTTGACCGATTTCTGCAACAGAGTGATTGCTCATGATGCCGAAGAACTGAACAAGACCGACCGATGCCGAAATCGCTGCGCCGATTGTTTGTCCGACAGTAGTAGTTGAAGGTGTGATCGAAATCGAAGCGTTAAGAGTGTTGCTTGTGATTGCAACGAGTGTTCTTGCTCCGTAAAGGCCATACATTGTCAAAGTGAGGGTTTGACTTGCAATCGACCCGCCTACTACGACTTGACTAAAACCTGAAACCGCTTGCACTTTGGCTTGGATTTGTGCAGCCGTATCATTCCAGTTGACCGCAGCTGTTGGTGAAAGGACTCCCCCGCCTAGGTCAATAACAAATGTTCCCGAAGCCGGTGCCGCAGAAAACGCTAATGATTGAACTGCAACGCCGAGCGGAATCACCACCAAGTAGCCGCCGCCTGCTAGAATGTTTGGCTGCTGAGAGAAGAGCGCAACGGCCATTTGGTACGTCTTACTTGAAGACCCAAAGTCTACACCGACTTGTTGTGGGCTTAAATAGATCTGGTACCCGAGAGTTCCAAAGCTATTCGCGTAAACTTCATCCGAGAACAAAGCGATATTGCTTGTATTGTAAGCCCCAACACCAGTCTGCGCAGTGGCGACCGAGATGTTGACGACGTTTGTTATTGCTAGATTTGCCATAGTTTCTCCTTTTTAACTTTGTGAATAATTTATCGATACAGGCGCAAACGTGTTCATGTAGTTTACCGCTTGTGTCTTGGTTGCAAAATATTGTAACGCCACTCCAATTGCGAATCGGTAAGGAATCGCAGCTCCGTCGGGCACTGACAGATTCGTAAACGAAGCCCCTGGTGGAAGCTTCCCAATAAAAAAGCTGTTAGCCTCTTGTTGTGTTTCCGCGTAATCACTCGCTAAGGCCATGACGACCTCTTCTTTACGAGTTCTTGCGGAGCTATCACGGCTGATGATATCGACTTGTAGTTGCGCGAGCACGTTGACTGACTGGCCTGAATTTATGCCGCCCGAAACTGATACGTGTGAGTTGGTATTTCCAAAGACCTTACAAGACAAAACCGAAACGGCCACGTAAAGCCCGCTACTAGTCGGCTGCATAATCTTTTGGTCCCAAATATAAACGCGGTCACTTGTAAGGCCCAATTGGTTTTGTATGATGTCGCAAAAAAGCAAAAGCGGATCACCGATCAAGATTTTAGCGTTAGCTGTTGCGCTCACTGAATCTGTTACTTGAATGGTGTCAAAAAGCTGCGCCGGGTTGGATGGCACAACATTCGGCGCAGTATAAAGACCTGTTGAACTATTAATTGTTCCACCAGCACCATTGGGGCGGACCGAATATGTATAGGGCGCAGTGCCGCCCGAAGCTGCAAAGCTTGAAGTGAGGTTAACGCCGATTGCGGTAAGGCTTTGAGCGAGGGCAAGTGCACTCACGGGCCGACCCCCGTCCAGTCTTGAATTGCGTGGTATTCAACGTAACCATAAAGGGCGTAATCTTTTCGCGCCATAATCCTGGTCTGAATACCCTTCCAAAGAACAACGTCATCGACATTTAAAGAGAGAACCGGGTCTGCGTGAATCAAGAACCATGACCACGCACGTTGGCCTTCCGGTTTCAAAAGTAAAGCACGCTCACTAAACGGTTGAACAGTGCCCCGAAAATTGATGGGGCTTCCGGTCTCAACAACTTGAAAACCGTTTATGACTTTCCCGACCGGCTCGAACACCATCGGTTGATAGTAAGATTGCAGTGCGCCACTTACGTCAGGCGCGTCGCCTGCTTTATCGAAGAGCGGTTTGTTTGCGCCGTTTGCGATTGTAAAGTTGTTTCCCATCATTTCACTTCCGAAGTGATACTGTTTCGGAGTTGTTGGGTATCAACTAAAATCTGGCCGCTGTTATTTGTATAACCTTTTTTCCACGCAGGCCATTTGCCGTAGCCGCCGCTATCGAATGCGCCTTGTACGATCTTTTCAGCGATAATCGAAATTCGCGTAAGCCAAGGAAGCATCGACGCTTCCTTCACAACTTTCTTAAGTTCATCCGGACTAAAAGCTCCCGAGCCTTCGAGTTCTTTTTGCAAATGATCACTGAGCGGAACACGTAAGAAAGACCTTTGCGGCATTTTATCAGTGCCGAATTCGTGAAGCGCACCAACAGCCGCATTCGTCGTGACATCAATTTTACCTTTAGGTGTTACACCACTGGTGGCGTTAACAGATTTTCCGCCTTTGACTTCAACCTGACCGCGAACAGTCTTTTGACCTAAAATACCGACACGCGCTTTAGACATATTCGTCTTAAGCGCTTTTAAGAGGCCGTCGAGATTCTTAGTGTTGAGGGTGAAGGCTTCATCACTCATGCGCGAGTCGTCCCTCGAACGCTGAATATTTGTGCTGCCAACTGTGGCAAAACAAGATTCATGTATTGAGCACCATAGTTTGTTTTGTAATAGGCCATGAAATCGGGGTTATCTTTGATTCGTTGTGGAATCTCGAAGCCTTCCGAAACACCGGCTACTGATTTATTGTTTTGCATCCAATTGTATTGGCCGTTTAGACCTTGCGAACTTGCGCGAAGACTAAGCACCATGAAATGAGCTGAGAGAAGTAAATAACCAAGAGTGTAACTGCCTTGATCACTCCATAAATTGGGGTTGATCGAGACGTTTGTTTGTTGAAATGCGTTTGCGATATCTTGATCTAAGACAGAGACGTTCATGTCAGTTCCGTAAGGGAAGTCCCGAAAGAACTGCGCTTTGAAATCTGAAACCGCTGGATTATTAAATGCCACGTGTCCCCTCTTGCAAAAACGCCCGAGGGGTTTTGGTCCTCGGGCGAATAATTAAGCCCCTAAGTTTTAGCTTAGTAGCCCATGTAGAATAATTCAGCAGGGCGGTACGCAAGTACTCCTGTGAACTGGCCGTAGCCTGCATTTTGGAACATGAAATTATCGATCGAGTTCGCCAACGTGTTGGTGTAATCGAGCGGAATATCCATACGGATCGACTCTTCGTCGTAGTTCAAGAATGCGTACTGAGCAGTGTTCGCACCTGAAGCCAAAACTCCACCTGCGTTTGCAACGTCAGCATAAGCGAGCGGCAAGATTTTGAAATTCTTGTTGCGGGTAACAACTTGGAAACCCTCTTCAAGAAGTTGCAAAATCGACTTCATTGGATAAGTTGGGCTCGCTTGAGCTACTAACCCGTTGTAGTCAGACTCGGGAACAATCATATGAGTTGGGAATGCAGTGTAGTTACAATTCTTACGATAAGCAGCGATCGACAATTGTTGGAAAGTCGAAAGCTGAGTTGGCGTAAGGCCGTTCAGCGGAGCGGTGATCAACGAGGTGTTGAAAGTAACACCAGCTTGGTTCAAAAGACCAAGACAAGCGCCACCGGCTGCGTTTTGTCCACGAGCACCAAGGAATGCTACGCGCTGAATACCAAGGTCCCAGTTTCTTTTGCGAGTTTTTTCTTTCGCAGTAACTAGGTCCCAGTTTCCAGACTGAGCTGCCTGCTTAAGATCGAAAATCGACCAAGCACACATTTTATTCCAGTTGTTGATTTTGATGTTCAGCGCATCGACACCTGCGTCACCAACACTCGCGCGAGTATTGTTTCCACCAGTGTTGATAATGCCTGATTCGAAAACGTCAGCGATGTCGTAAGAACGGTAAGTTGTCAGGTTAGACGACCATGTTCCTTGACCTACGCGTATTGGTACGTAGTCAGCTGGTGCGATTTCGTAAAGTTTCATCATCGAAACTTTCTTAGAAATTGCAGTCAAAGTGGTGATTGGTACTTCGTAACCGAGTGAGTTTCCGAAGCGCTCGTTTACGATCTTTTGAGTCCACGCAGCGTGGAACTTCTCTTGTTCGTTGAGCAAGATTGGTTTGCCGTCGCTGTTTAGGATTACTGGCTGTTTTACTTTTTTCATAAATATCCTTCCGTTTCTTTCTAAATTACGCCGTTGCGTAAGATGGGTTAGGGACCAACATTACGCGAATCAATGATGCGGCTGCTGCTGCTCCATCAATTGCGACACCAACGTAAGTAGCTGTGTTACCTGATGCTTGAACACCGGCTGCTGAAGTGATGTCTAAACAGCACTCTGCAAACTGAGTGATCGCGCCTGTAGCGTAGAGCCAAATAACCGAACCCCACATTGCGATTTCACAGTTTTGACCCGCGCCGTAAGAAATGTCCTTAATGTTGAAGCGAATCGCTCCAATTGCAGCGTCAGACTTAGTAGTACATCCAATAACTTTCGGAACTCCACCATTGTTGTTTGCAACGATCTTTACAAACTGACCTGGGTAGTAAAGGAGTGATCCGGCACTTGCATCGATCTGCGCAGCGATAACGTTTGTTGATCCAACTGATAGATCAATAACGCCAACGAATGGAGACTGAGCAAATTGGTTTTGGCTCAGAGTTGCCGCAGTTGTTACAACCGCAATTTGGCTTGAGCTTGCAGTTGACGCGGTCGAATCTGTAACGATCTGCTCGTAGTAGTACTTGGTGTTTGGGATAAGACCGGAATCGTTCAGTGCAAGAGCTGTTGCGCCCGAAATACTGTTGCCCGCGCCTGGAGTAAATCCAGAAGTGGTGGACCGGTACCATTGGTATGAATAAGGAGCAACCCCCGCGCTACCTGCCGAAGCCAAAAGGCTAACGGTATTTGCGGCTACTGCAACCTGACTTAGTGAACCTGCTGTAACTGACATGATTTATTTCCTTTCCTTTAAAGTTTAGTTTGAGCCGTAACGAGATTTGCCGCGTGCGACTTGGTCTTCAGCCAAATCAATAGTTGCGGGTTCTTCGTCTCGGACGTTGAGGTGAGCGTTTTTCAAAGCTGCTGCTTTCGCTTTAGCCTCGTTCTTCATTTTTTTCTTTTTGTCTTCTTCAGACTCATCGTCTTCGTTTTCCATAGCTTCGTCGTCTTCATTATCTAAAGACTTGTCACCAGGACGATCGATTTTTGTCTCAGACGTTTCGTCTTCGATTGGTGCGTTCTTCGCAACATCAAGATCGCCGACTTCGTCTTCGCCTTTACCGGGCTCGCCGCCTTCGTCGCCTTTTGCAGACTTCAGTTTTTCCATCTCGTTACACATGTCCATGTGTTTTTTAACAAGATCGTTAACTGACATTTCGTCTTTCTCGCCGACTTTCACCATGTGATCGCCGTTTGCGTACCCATTCATGTTCAAGATTTTGTCGTACTCATTGATGACTCTCTCAAGAGTGACTTCTTTCTTGGACAAAGGAAGCTCAACGAGAGTCGATACATCGACCGCGCTGTTCTCCACTTTAGTTCGTTTGAAAAATTTCATTTTGCTTTCTCCTTTTTTATCATTTGAATTTGCAAGTCGTTTTAATTCAACATTTAAGTTCTCATTGTACGCTTTGAATTCGTCAGGGGTCATAATGACTGATTCGTCGTAGCGTGGACTTTTCACGACAGCTAAGTGTTCGAACTCGCCGTCGATGACATTTTTTTGATAAGTGACGCCGTTCCAAACACCAGTGGTGTTGTCGAGCATCGGAATGTAGGCATTTGAAAGACGGTAACCTAAACGGATGGCTTGAAAACCGCGTTCGCTCACCATGATAAACTTAGCCCAAGTCTTGCCGTCAGCTTGGTTAAAGAAACTCTCAACCACCCAGCCATCAGCTTCGTTACGGAGTAGGTTTATGTTCTCGTCTACTTCCTCAACGTGGTCTACGAAGACTGGGCGGCCCGCAAACGAGGGGTTCATTTTTCTAATGGTGGCTTCGTTCACGAAAACTTTGAAGGACCCATCGGCATTGTCATATTGAGCTACACCCGGACAGAAATGCATTCCGTAAAAGATTTTGCCTTTAGAATTGCGAATCGCCTCGTCAAGATTCACTGAATAAGACTCACTGAAATGTACCCACTTGAAGCGGTAGCGCTAATGGCCTCGACAGCGATTCTAGAACCGGGCGGAATATGTTTAGCGAGATTTTCTACTACGACCGTTGATGAAGCCGCGACCGAAACAAAATCAATCTCTGAGCCTGATGCTCCGTAAGCGATTTTGATAACTGAAGAGGTTCCGTTTACGATAACGAGCTGCGAGGGAGACGGAACAGAAGAGCTAAGGGTGATGTAGGCACCCGCAGTAACGTTCGTTGTTGATGTATTTAATGAGAGAACGTTTGAGGTATTGACGGCGGCATCAGCAGGTATGCAACCCGTAATCATAAAAGTCGCAAGAAAACACAAAAGTTGAAACACTAGAAAACCCCCTAAAATTATCTTTTTCCAAATTCTACTATCGGTTTTGCGTAACACCGACAGTTATAGTCCTCACCAGGGTTTTTGTTGTCACCTGGTTTGTGTGCTCCGCTCGAATTGACGTGTCCATTTTTGTCGAGTTCTCTAGGATTGTCCCAACTAAAAACTTTGCCATCAAGAGCCTTGTGGGCTGGTCTTACCGGATGGGCCGGGGTACCTGCGACACACGTCCATTTATATTTAGTGACCCCCGCGTCTTGGTATCTGGTCTCTTTAAACTTCGCCATCAACAACCCAGTCTCTTGTCGAGCAAGAAACTTAGCCTTGTTGGTAGAAACGTCGTAAGATTTTTCGATGGTCTTTACTGCGGTTTCGTAACGATTTCCCGCGAATACAGACTGTTGCATGCTCTTTCGGAGTTCAACAATTTCTTTTTGAGTCCATTCCTTGATGTAGAGTTTCAGATTGTTTTGCCACTCTTTGGCAATGCGCGCTCTTTGCTCTTTCGTGAGTTGTGGCGCCACTGTGATGCCCCGAATCGTTTTATCAAATTCACGCTGAACTTTCCAAAGTGTTGAGTCGAAAATGTGATCGACTTTGAGCCGGTCGGCAATTTCTTCCGGCAAAAATTGCGTGAGCTTTTTATCGATAAGGTCGATCTTATGCTGAAAGCGAGATTCACTCGCTTGAATGGCTGCTTTGATTTCTTGAGTTAGTGACGTCTGAGATAACTTCCACGTCCCTGTGCGATTATCCCACTGCGCACCCAACGCCTTTAACTCTTTCGAGATATCAGCGTTGAACCGTCCCTTAAAGACTCCACGATAAAATTGAATTCGTCCATATTTAATTGCCTCGAGTAAATCGTACTTCGCATTCATCAAAGTCTTTTGCCCGAGACCGAGCACACGCATGATAGGAAAATAAATCTCTTTACGGAAAAGCTCTTTGATCTTTCTCTCGACCTTGTCGTAGTCCTCAGTCGATTCCTTTATAGGCTTTAAGTATTTGATTTCCATTTACTGAAGTGGAACCGCTGCGAGCACAGTTAAAATACCCATGCCTTGATAAGTTACGATCGCACTACCGACTGTAATGGTGGTTAAAATACTTTTATTCGCTCCAAGCCCACACGCAGCCGTGTTTGCTTGAGTGAGCGACAGAGTATATTCACCATTGGCAGCGCTTACGATTGCGTGTTGGCTGTTCCCGAAAACTTGCGGCACTCCGCCAGGGCCTAGAATCTGACTTGAGAAAGTCGCAGCCGTAAGATTGATCGGATTGCCTGATCCGTCAGTTGCGAAGAGTGTTAACACGGCTGTGTCGTTTTGTGTGAAGACGATACTATTCAGTTGGCTCATCTAGTTCCCCTTTTAGAATTGCTTGTAAGCTTTGCCCAATAAGTGTTGCTTGTTGAAAAACGTTGGTCACTTCATATTGCTCAAGGGTTCCAACGAGCGGAACACTATTGATTTCGTAAGCGACGCCGACGAGAACGTTAGCGATGCCGGGGTCTGTTGAAACCCCGCCACCTCCGCCACCTGAATTAGGACGCCAAAAAATAATCATGGTTGTGTAATAATCTCCGCGAATATTGTATCGGCGCCTGTTGCGGAAAATTTTAGGTTGATGGTCGTGCCGTTCATTTCAGCCTGTACGAAGCTTATCTTATAAAGCCCGCTTCCCACTTCACTGGCCGCGTTCGTACTGTTTGCGAAAGCTCCACCATCAATTGAGATTTGAACCGTAGGAGTAAGACCTGTGATTGGTTGGTGAAGAGTTGAGTCGTACATCGGGAAACCGAAGTTAGCGAAAGCCACATTCTTTTTCACAAAGAACTGGCCTGACGCTAAATCATACCCGGTCTTATCGCTTACGACTTGTGCGTTCGCATTCACGTTGCCTCCAGTAAAACCCAGTTGGTCGGTCTGTAATTTAATTGCCGCGATGCTCGCATTGTTTGGAGCAGTATAGTTTGCCGCCAATAATGGTGTTGTTGGAATCGCCGCAACGTCCGTTAAAATCGTTGCGATGCTAGCGTTCGCAGGCGCTGTGTAGCCTGAAGTCGCAAGCCTCGAGGAGACCGCTGCATCGAGATTGTTTAGACGAGTATCAGTCGTTAACAATGGGTTCGTCGGAATAGCGGCCACGTCAGTAAGAATCGTTGCGATACTCGAATTTGCAGGCGCTGTATAACCAGACGTTGCAAGCCTTGATGAAATCGCCGCATCCAAATCGTTGAGACGAGTATCAGTCGTTAATAATGGGTTCGTCGGAACCGCCGTTTGAATTGGAAACTCAAAGTATTGAGTGTAGCTGACTGAGTTAACCACGATCGTAATCTCAATCAAATAATTCGAAGTCCCAATAAGCGAAGTCACACTGACCGGCGTAATGAAGAACAGCCCGCTACCAGCGGCTGAGATACTACTTTGGCTAACCCCTGCACTCGTACCATCAGGTTTTAGAATTGCGTAAGACGCCGTTCCGAGTCCTGACGTAATGATCGCAGAGTTGCTCGTGGCCCAAAAAGCACCATTTAGATTGTACGAAGAATCAAGCCCCAGCCCGCAGTTAAGAACTTGAGGTAAAGCGACAGGTAAGTAAGACCCGATTTCATTATTGGTGAGAGAGTTCGCCTGATAAACGGTTCCACTTCTCACGTTCATTGCGCCTGGGTCAGACCAACGATTTGCGCCTGTATAGATACCTGTCAAACCGCTCGACGGCCCATATGTACTTCCGGTTTCAACAATCGATGTCGCAGGCGAAACATAAGTGCCTGTTTCATTCGCAGTGGCCGAATTTACTTGATATGAAACTGTGCTAAGGACGTTCGCAACTCCCGGATCTGACCACAAATTAGATCCATTGTACGTGCCAGTAAGACCGCTCGAAGCTCCATACGTAGTGCCGACCTCAACAGTTGAGGTTGTGGGGCCGACATAGGTTCCGGTTTTTCCAACAGCGTTTGCATTGTAGGTGGTAGGGCTAATGACATTTGCGACTCCCGGGTCAGACCAACGATTCGCACCAGTGTAGGTGCCCGTTTCTAAAACCGTTGCGTAAAGATAAGTTGTTCCGATTTGAACGTTCGCAACACCTGGGTCAGTGTAATCTGCTGTCGGATTTCTTTGTGATCCGCCAAGGTCCCCATAAGAAGTAGTGAAGCCGCCTGGTAGAGTTTGAGGGAACGCTAAGCCCTGCATCGCAATCGCAACGTTAAAGTTATGACCAAGCGTAAGCTCGTAAGCTTTATCCGCTGTCGCATTCGCAGTGATCGCCGGTGTTACCGTCACGGTCGTAGTCGTATGTGACGTGATCAAATAATAACCGGTCACAACCCCGGTGCCTGATTTAATTAAAATGGTGTCCTGGTTGTTTACGACGTTCGAGAAGTTTTGAGATGAATCACTGATGATATTTCCCGTGAGAGTCGTTGCCGTAGTGCCCGTCAAATTGGTTACGCCGACAAATCCAGGTTGTAAGGCCTTGTCATTCGCCCCTGCGGATATGCCTGTGTAATTTGTCGTGTTGTTAAAGTAATTGTTGTAGTTCGCTACCATGGTTGATGCGGTTGTGTTCTCAGTAAGAGCAGTCGTAAGACCGTAAAAAATGTTATTAAAAAGAAAGTTGTACTCGTTGCCATTGGTTGTCGCGATACCTGCACCATTGGGGACTTCCGCGCCATAAAAAGTATTGTTCATTATGGTATTGAGAAGTGCGCCGGACCCAAGAGCAATCGCAGCCGTTGTGCACCCTTCAATGATACTGTTCGCCACCACATTACCTGCGCCTGTCGTGACGATAGAAATCCCGGTCTGACAGTTGTGGATGTAGCATCCGTTGACCTGACATCCGGGAATGGTTCCGCCCATTGCAAAGCCAATACCGTGAAGAGCGGAAATTTCGCAGTTAAGGGCTACAATGCCTCCCGCAGTGGAAGAGATACCAGTAACTCCCGTGTTCACATTGGTGTTTACGATCTTACAGGTATTGAAAATGTTATTTGCGGCGTTACATGTGAATATGTTCGAAGGCGTGCCGGTAAAATTGATGTAAGAAAAGTTAGTGTTTTGACCAAGAGTCCAACCGAATGCGCCCTGATTCCACGCAGGCATCGTCGCAACAGTTGATGGGTTATCCCCACGAGTTGCGTTATAACCGATAAACTTAATTGGTAACGCCGTTGTAGCGACACGAGTGCTAACGGCAATACCGAGAGTGAGTGGCGTTGTCGTGTTTCTTACCCAAACGATATTGCCGCCGACTACCCCCGTCGTTGCACAGAAATTGCTATCTTGAGTTGAGCCGAATGAAAGTGCTCCGCCAACATAGTAAGTACCTGATGTTAAAGTCGCAACCGAACCACAAGCACGATCAAGAGTCGCTGCACCTGTCGCGACCGAAACGATTTGATACCAACCTGCGGTCCAACTTGTGCCCGCCGTAATGTGGATGATGTTTCCAACATCGGCCGCAACAAATGAATGCGACACCGAAAGAACCGCAGGTGTTGTACTAGTACCTGTAGACGAAGAAAGATCCGTAAAAGTGTACTGCGCAGTAGTTTGTTGAGAGTAATCGGTGCCGCCTCCGCCAGATACGAAACCCCCACCATTAAGCATCCCAGCTGTGGCGTCCCCTCTAGCTTCCCAAACACATGTCGATGCTATCGCCATACACTACTTTTCTTTCTCGGCCTTTAGCCTATCTTGTTCTTCGAAGTAGTTACGCATCTCAGCGGCCGCTCGAAGCTCTAACTCGTTCTCTTTGGTGACGAACGCCAAATTTGGGCGTCTCATTTGGTTTACAAAGTTCTTAGCGTCTTCGATCGTGACGACCGCCGGGAGCTTGCTTAGGCAACACACTTTGAACTTTTTCTGACTGTGGCATGGGCATAGATTGTTGCGCGGGTACTTCAGGAGCGGATTGTACGTGAACCCCGGCATTGGCGCCGTAAATACGCGCGCCGCCTTCTTGGGATTTTGACGAAGGGATGATGCCTCTGTGTCGGTCAAGGATTTCCGCTCGCTCGGCTTCGTCTTTGATTTCTGCGTCTCGTTGGGCGATTCCGTCTGCTTCATACTTCTCCAATTTGTTTTCTAAAGTTCTAATTGAAATGCCCAAAGAGATTGAGCATTGAGTTTTGTTTCCGCGATAAAATCGAAAAGCATTTAAGATGACCTGCTTTTCGATCATTTCCAGAGTTACTCCTGGTGACCAAAATACCTGTTGATTCATTTAAACTTTCCCCCTTGTTTCTTATAAAGCCAAACTGTGAACTTCCAGTCTTTGCCGAGTTCTTTCGCTTCACTCGCGCATTTTTGATAAAGCCCTACGTCTTTAGCATTTGACTCAATGAAGAATTCTTTTCGGCCTTCGAGCATTTGACTATCGCCGCCATCAGCTTCGTAAGACGCTTGATCAAACGCTGCACTATTGAAAACGCGTAAGACCTTTTCGAGTGGCGTGTAGTTTTTTACTTTTTCGGAATCAGGAGCGTTCGCCCCTTGCTCGTCGTTTTCTGGAGCGTCATCGCCGTTACCTGAACTCTTATCAGCCGCTTCCCCTGATAAAACTTCATCAAGTTGTGGATCGTCGCTCAAGCCGTCTTCCGCAGTGTCGAGTTGAACGTCAAAGAGATTTCCTTTGTTACAAGCGTCTCTGAATTCAAGCGTTGTGATTTCGCCCGCAGCTTTAGCGTCCTTAAGACGTGTGAACTTTTGCGTCTTCACAGTCTCTTGATCAATCGCTGATAACTCACGAAGCGGTTTGAACTCTAACTCTAGATCGTCTGGAATCATACCAAAGAGCTGTTGGCACTTTATCTCGCCCATTTTTAAAATGTGGTACTTGAGTTTGTTACGGACTTCAGACTCCACCATAGAGTTGTAGTTTTCCATCTCTTCAACTGAACTGGTGCCCATGCCTGTTGAAACGCTTTGCCCGAAAAGCTTTAGAATTGGCATTCGCATGTCTGCCGCAACTTGCGTCCTGATACCCGCCATTGCTTCGGCGAGTCCTGAAAACGAAAGCTGTTTATGATCGAAATCGTCTTCTGAGTCCATAACGACAGCGTTTTGATAATTCTTTTGCCAATTGGCCATTTGAACGCGCTCTTTGATTGCGTTCGTGCCGTTTGGTGACATCAACGTATTTACTAAGTTTTTGATTTTATAAACGTCGAGCTTAAATTCGTCGAGCACCTGAAAGCCTAGATCTGTAGCTTTTAAGTACTGGTTCATCGAACGGATCAAAACCTCAACACAACTAACGCCCCAGCCACGAAGCCGTGGACGAATGAAGCTCGGAGCTTCGTCGCCTTTAAGGGCCATGACTCGAGACTTGTGAATTTCTTTTGAATAGTAATTGTAGAACTCAAAGTCCTCGCGCTGAATTTCAGCATCGTAGCCTTCAACGTTTTGTTTGTCCCAAAACAGCTCCCACATATCGACTGCGCGGAATGTGACCTTGGTATCTGGGCCAATCGAGGCGAGGTCTAAAGGCATTTCTGGATCTTGATCATCGACCAAAATAAGAATGCCTCCCCCACCATATGCTCTTGTCCACTTGGCCGCCCAGCCCGCAGTGTTTAGATCATTGTCGCGGTCCATATTGATTTGCAGTTCTTTGATCTGCTGTTCGTCGAGCTGTTTAGATTTAAACATCACGCCGCCGCGAAGACCGTCATCAACAGGTACGCAGCATATGGTTCTAACTAAACCAATCTCAACGAAGAGCTGCGAGAGGAGTTGGCGAAAGTTCGAAACCAAGTACCAACGTAAGTTCTCAAAGGCCGTATCGGTTTCCGATACGGTTTGGTTACCTGTGAAACCAAATGGGTTTATGCCGCCTCCGATGCCCGGGCCGTTAAAGCCGATGGCTTCAGAAAAACCATTGGTGAGAGTTGGAATGACGATCAGCTCGTTTTTGATTTCTGCGTCTGCCGCTGTACTTCCAGGCTTTTTATACTTTTTGCTCATGAGCCTCTTCCTTTTCTACACAAAGCTGTTCAACAAGTTCGTCGGCCATTTCAACGAGTCTCTGAGTGTGATCGTTATTTCTGTTACTTTGATCTAGATAGACTTTGATTTCGTCCATTAGAACACTCGCGCTGTTTATCAAATCATCAATGTCATCGATGTATGCTGATTCCAAAACTCCCCCTTACAAAACGTCAGCTAGCGACATGCCCCCGCTTAGCTCATTAAACGCACCCGATAAAACGTCAACAATGTCATCGTGAGCATATTCTTTGTCGTTATCACTAAAATTTTCGAGTTCATCGAAAAACTCATCGTTCCACGAAGCCCTGTGCACCATGATGTTGCCTGCTTCGCACTGCGCCGAAACAGGTTTAGCCCTCGTTACTTTATCTCTCGACGTCGTCATTACCTGAACGTAGTAGCCTGCGAGCATCTTGATAAAGTTCTCAGCTTCCGCAACACCAGCACTGCCTGGATCTTGTTGCGACATTACCTTTACTGAAACGGAATCATGCGAAGCTGTTGCTTTGATGAGCTTTTCCACTTGGCCCGGCGTATCACGTAAAGACTTGATATCGACGACACAAAAGCGGCCATCCGGATATTTGTAAAGTTTGAGTCCCCTTGTCCAATCGGGGTCTTTATTCTTCTCGCTTGGACGAGTTGCCGCCCGGTCCCAAAACCGAATCGCTTGTACCCAACCCGCAGGCACTGCATCAACGACAGTGAACCACTCACGTTGAAACATCATTCCGGCAATAGCCCGGACATTCCAGTTGCCGTCTTTAAGCCGGGCACGATCAACACGGTTTAGTGCTAACAAGTTGCCTGCGTATGCTGGGTCTTTCTCCATTAAAATCTTATTGTCTTCGAGTTTAGCGCCAATGAACGTAACCGACTTAGGCTGTATCTCGGGGCCGCTTCCGTACGCTTTATAAATCTCTTCCTTAGAATCAGCCCACACGATCGCATCATTGATTCTAATGAAGTAGCGAAGCACACCCGAACGAGATTTGATCGGAAGCCCGTCTTCCCCAATCCACCAAGAGATAAACTTCCTAACCCAAGAATCTGGATCTGGATTGCAAGTGGCCCTGATACAAGGCTTCACCCCTGATGTAGAACGGTTACGTGAAAGCATGTAAAAGAATTGGTTCTCAGAAAAGTGCGTCAGCTCATCAAACCCGATCCAAGGTATCTGTGCTCCTTGGTAGTTGAGCACGTCTTTTTCATACTCGAGGTTTGAAAAGCTCATACTCATGCCGCGTGGAAACTGCCAACTTAAGACCGCCTCACGTGGACGCGCTTTAAAAAGGGAGTAGAGTTTCATCGACTCATCCCAAAGACCGCCCTCGTTACGCACCTGTACTGAGGTCTTACGAAATACGACTCCACCAAAATCTGCATTATCCCAATGTCTAAGTGGATCAAGTAGAAGTCCGAAGGATTTGCCGCCGCCCGCAGCTCCCCCGTAGATAGCAATATCAGCTTCGCATCCGATGAATGCAGACTGCGGCCCCTCTTGAGGGCCTAAACGAACTACGTTTTCAAGGTTAGGCGCGCCCAGATAATAACCCGCAAGTCCATTTGACGACATCAACAGGTTCAGGCAGCCACGACATTAAAGTCTTCTCGTCGATGACATCATACTTCGCGCCATTACGTGCAGGACTTACATCGGTCGTTTGCCACATAGTTCCTTTAGCGAAGTTATGCATCCTATGACCAAATTGATTTATGCCCCACTCATCGGCACGCCAATGCTTGGTGAAGTCTTCGTGCCTGACGGTTGAGAAATAACCAATCCACGCACCCCCTGACGCCGCCATATGAAGAGGTGCTGAATCGTTTGTGAGAACCACTTGCGCAGTCTGCACTAGAGAAACTGATTCCATAACTGAGAGTTTATTTCGAAGGTCTAAACAATTAGTGGCATCGACATCAACCGTTCCACGTTTGCCGTCTTCAACGGTTGCGCCAATAATAACAGGCGTAACCCCTTGACCGATAAGCCCTGTAAGAATCGCATCCCACCAACGCTTAGGGTAAGTTTTTGAAACCCAATGTTTTCCCGGATGAACCACAACTTGTTGGGCCGATAACGAATTGACTGAGGGCTTTAAAACGATGTTGCGATCTTTTACCGGAATCTGACCTTTGAAAAGACAAGTCGCGATGTAGTCACCAATTTGCATATTGAAGTTGTGGGTGAATTCGGATTGGAGTTCATCAGCCGCGTAGTAACCTTTTAGAACATAGTAGTCGTCCCAATTAGGATTTCCTTCACGTGAGTTATAAACCTTTTCTAACTCCAAATGCTGAAAGAGTTCGGGGAACGCCGTTAGTAGCGAAACCTTACATCCAGCGAAATTGTTTACTGCATACCGAATCGCAGGCTCGGCACAAATGCAGTCGCCCAAAGCGTAAGGGGCTACGAGCAAAACATTTTTTGTGGTTTTATTTTGTTGCGCCAAGAGATAACGAAACGTCGGTGATTCCATTGCCGGAATAGTGACTGTGCCTAAGATAGGGTTAAGCGGCTCGTGCGTTGATTTTTGAATGATCGACATCTATTCCCCTTTTGGTTTTTCTTTGCCGTTTGAAGCCATCGTTAAAATGATTTGCGGTCCCTCAGCGATACCCGAAACCTGCATATGGTCTTTCACTTTACCCACCAATCGATTGAGGAGTGTGTCGAGTGCATTCATATCGCCGCGTGAAATGATTTTCACAGCCGTGGCCGCAATCATGACCTTTAGTGCTGGGAGCGAATCGTCTTGAGCAATCGCGCGTAAATCTTTGATCGAGCCTTTGATGATCATGTTCGCAATCTCGGCAAACTCTTCAGCGGTAAGTTGGCGCATAACCTTTCCCAGTTTATCGGGTGGTCGGCCTTTCGGATTGCCGCTTTGGCCTTTTTTCCAACGTGGTTTAATATTCTTATTTGCCATTAGTTGCCAATTTGTTGTTTAACAACTTTGCCTTTTGGCCCGTAAACTGTTCCCACCGCGTGACAATGACATCGCAGTAGTGTGGGTCTAGTTCCATCATAAAGCACTTGCGGTTTGTTTTCTCGCAGGCGATGAGGGTTGAGCCTGAGCCTCCGAAGAGGTCGAGGATTAAATCCCCGGCATCAGTGCAAACCTCAATAGCTGGCGCTAATATTTCAATCGGCTTTACAGTTGGATGCAGAGCCTTGTTCTCATATTCCTTCTGACAACGCCAAACGTTTCTCAAATTAGATTTTGAGTGCTTGTCTGTCTGTGATCCCCAGTGGAAAGCAAACTCATGGCATGGATTAAAACGCATAATTGCGGCAGCAATGTCATCGCGATCCCAAACAATACATGCGGACGGCTCACCAAAAACCTCAGATGCCTCACGCACTTCAATCCATTTTTTCCATTTGAAAAAAACAATCTTAGTGGCGCTATCAGCCAAAGCAGTAGACGCGCTATTCAATGCCGGACCCAAAAAGTCTAAATTCTCATCAGAGGCGATTTTGTGCTTTTTGGTTACAACTGATTTACCAAGCTTCGCCTGAGTTGGGTCAAAATCCATCGCCGCATGGTTGTCACCATAAGGTGGGTCAGTAAACAACATTTCAGCCTTCTCGCCCTTCATTAGCCGTTCAACATCGCTTAACGAAGTACTGTCCCCACACATGAGCCGGTGATTGCCAAGTTGCCATATTTGCCCAAGCTGTGCGCGCGGCTTAACCTCGTCAGGTATTTCGTCGTCATCGGTCAGCCCCGGTTTTGACTCTTTGCCTAAATATTTCTCACGTTCCTTTTCGTCGAACATTGTCAAATCCAGATTGAAATCGAGCGCGTCGATTTCTTTGAACCATTCGGTCAAGAGTTTATTATCCCAATCGCCTGCACCTTTGTTGGCCGCGATGTTTGCGGCCTTTTCACGTATGGAATCCCATAAGACTTCGCGGTACTTGAAACGCTCGCCTTTAAGTTCAATAAAGCCTTCAGCGACCGTTCCGGTTTTGGTTGGCTTATTGTATTTTTTCTCAAGGACTATGGGCGCGTTCGCGTCAAAAAGCTTAAGCCGCTGGTGCCCGCCCACGAGTTGTTTCGTCTTTCGGTTGTATACAAACCCACCAAGGTCGCCGAACTCAACCAGCGCCGCCTGAAGGGCCTTTAACTTCGGCTCAGTGATGGATCGGGGATTTTTTGGATTAGGATTTAGGTCTGAAAGCTTGGCCATTCCCCGAAGGTAGAGATAACGCGGGCAGTCTCACAAGGAAAATATTACCGGCAAAAAATACCGGGCGGTTTAGGAGGACCTTCGAACGGGGCATGGGTATTTCCCGTTCGAGGTCTGTAGGTGTGACTACGGAACTATTTCGGTCTTACCGGGGCGGTAGTTGAGTCCAGAATGACGCAGCCATGCAGAAATGTTTCCCCCAGCATGTTTTTTAGCGAGCGCGTTAAGAACTCCCCTCTCTTGAGAAGTCACTTTGAGGTTCACAATTTCCGTCTTACGCGCTTTCGATTTTTTGACTGCCTGCGCTTTTGCTTTCTTCGCCATTTTACTTTTCCCTTTGGTTTTGTTTTCACAAGTGCTCGGAGCTTTCGAAGGCCCTTAAGAGCGCGACCACATTTCAACTTTGTGTTCGCATCCGAACTGACGGTAACAATAACCGCAAGCACCAATGCCGTCACTTCATAATTCTTTTTAGTAAAGCCTGCGCGTTCAAAGATGTCTCTCAATCAACGTCCCATCCGGCTTCAAGCAATGCTTCAATCGATCCAAACTCAACAAACTCTTCACCGAAAACCGGCTTGCCGCCCTCATCTCTCACCATTAAATGAATTCGGCACGGGTTCTCTGGCTTAATAACTCCAAACGTTGTTGGCATCGATCCGTCGCAAGTGCGAAGCTTCATGCAACAATAAATAAAATTTCCGCCGCTTAAATGCTCGAGCGCCTGGAAGTAGAATTCGTCTTTGATCATTTTTCGCTCTCCCGTTTCCATTTAGCCGCTGAACCGATACAAGCGAGACAAGGCTGAAAACCTTTACCCGTATGAATCGCCTCAGATAGATCACTCATACACTTTCGACAAAGAATTCTAGTCAACACGTTAAGCGGAATCTTTTTATAGTAGTCGGTCATTCGTCCACCAAGGTTCGAGCGTTGCTAACGGTATTACCGCAGCTCACGACACTAAACGTTTCCGATGTACCTACTATCCAAATCGTTGCGTATATGCAAACGCTGTTTTCAAAGCAGCCTGACGGTTCAGCGCAAACCGAATTCGAGTTCGCGTCCACATTACTGACCGTTACAATCGCTTGTAAAACCTCTTGTGGATTGTTCCCGGTAAAGATTGCATCAAGATCAAGATTCACAGTGGAGCTTCCGAGATTGCCGCCCGTGCACGAAACTGGATTATCACCAATGCAAGAAAGCGTTGTTGGAGCAGGTGCAGGGCTTGGGGCCGGACTCGGTGCAGGAGCCGGTGCAGGCGTTGAACTTGGAGCAGGAGCCGGTGCAGGCGTTGAACTTGGAGCCGGTGCAGGCGCAGGGCTTGGGGCCGGACTCGGAGCAGGCGTTGAACTTGGCGTAATGGACGGCTGAGCTGCTCTTGAAGCGGAAGCGCCGCTGCCGCCTGACGAGCCGCAGGCTACGAAAATTAAAACCGATGAAACCAAGATGAGTAGTTTCATTAGACGCCGCCTAAGATTTTGTAGAGATGTTTCATCGCATCAAGCTTAGCGGCAACAAGAGCTATGTCTTGAGCAATCACTACTTGGACCATCGGGTGGTTAGAATCAGTTTCGTCATATTTGAGGCGAAGTGCATCTAGCGCTGATTCGTACTCAGCCATCGTTTGAATTACTATTTCTAAAGCCTTTTGCATTTGTTTCGTCCTTTGTTACTGCTCACATAGAATAACAAAGAGCGTTACATAAATCAAGAGGTATATACTTTTGTATATACCTTTTATTTTAGAAGAAATCGCCTACGTCAGTCTTGGACCGTTTTATGTTGGCCAAGTCCGTTTTGGTCTTACTTTTGTGACAATTTACGCAAAGTCCCTGCATTCGCTTAGACGGCACGAACAAGCGGTCGATGTAGTTCTTATCGAACGTCCCCACTGGCTCAATATGATCGATAAAGATCTTAGGGCACTTCTTTTTACACTTCTCGCAACGTGAGTAACCCTCACCAAGGTCGCAACGTTTAGTAACGAGCCTGCGCGAATGCGACCACGACCAAACTTGCCGTAACGCCTTTTTGATTTTCTTGATGTCGTCTTCGTTTGGTGTCGCCAAATCGAGCCGCTTTGACTCGTCCCTTTCAGCAATCCGTTTTTCGTTCAATTTGACCTGTCTGTCGCGCGCTTTGTTGAACGCCTTCAATGTCTTAAAATCCGCCTGCTTTAACTCCATTTTAAAAACTCCATTTTCGGCCAGGGTGTGGGGTGAGGCCCATATCGCCAATTCTTACGCGGGCGCAGTACGTGCGCATCGCGGGCGCCGCGCGCTTTTCCGTTTTCGCTTATAATACTTAATGATAAGAGTTTACTACAACAAGGTATCACCCTACACCCTAAGTACCTAAGTACCTGTAATTTAGTAGAAATCAAGGGTGACCTCTTTGGTGGAAAAGGTATCACCCTGAGCTATCCGCCAATAAACATAGCCTTTAATATGCCTTTTTTCGCCGCCGAATTTTTTGAGCATTTTGCCTGCAAACATAATATTTCGCTGCGTTTGAGGCCATTTTGCCAGGGGGGCCACACCCTGAAAAAGCTCTAGAATGCGGAACTTTTCACGGTCAAATTGGGCATCTCCGGAGTCGACTTTTTGAAGGAAATCTTGCATGGCCAAATACATGACATCGGCCTCGTCTTCAACCAACTTTTGTTGGTGGATGATCGCCTCAAAAACCTTCGCTTGGCCCGTCAGCTCATACGCCAAATCGGTATTGTACTTCGTCCGGTAAAGGTGAAGTGCTTCCGCAAACAGCAACTCCCGTTCCGCGCGCAGCACTTCGAAATCAAGACTTCCGACCTTGACCGGCTTAAACCGGCGATTGCCGGTGTCATCGATCAAGTAGGTTTGACGGTTCGTCGTTCCGAAAAATACGCAGCGTCTCGCACTGTCGATGAGTTTCTTGCCGTGAGGTGGTCTAAACTTGTCAACCGTCCTTGTGAGAAAAGCTTTGATTGTCTCAAGCTCAGTTCTACGAAAATTCGACAGCTCGCCCATTTCGACCGACCAACGTCCTTGAAGGCTGAGCCCTGCGTCCTTATCGGCAAGATTCGGAAGCCAATCGACGAAGTATTGATCACCAACCAACAGTCGACCAAACGAGCTTTTGCCGGCCCCTTGCGGGCCTTCGAAAATGGGCATCCAGTCAAATTTGGCGCCTGGCTCATATATCCGCCGCACCATAGCTGACATCCATTTCTCAAACACTTGGGCCAAGTAAACGGGGTCGCCGTCAGCTTCGAAGTGATTCACGAGCCACCGGTTGAGCCGTTTAACGCCGTCCCATTTAGGTAAAGCGTCGAGCCAGTCTCTTACAGGGTCAAAACTGTTCTTGAGCGCCATGACCGTTAAGGCGCCCTCTATGACTCTTGCAGGCGGTTCGAACCGCCAATGTTGGCTGAGCCAGTAGATGATGCGTGGTACGTCGGTATCGCCGACGAGGGCGCCCTCTTTAGGCCCCCAAGGCACGTTCATTGTGTAGGTGTCGCGCAAAGCGAATTCATTGTGCTTGACTAAATCAGGGACTACCGTGTTGGTCAAAATAAGAACGACGTTTTGAATCGACGAAATAGGTGGGCCCATTCCCTCTTTTCCGCCTCTAACTAAATCTCTGCGCCAATCAAGGTCCGAAGCCATTTCATTACTCTGCTTTGTGACTTCCGCCTCGCTAAGCGTTCGGCCCGGCGTTGGTTTTGGCGCTCCGATGAAAGCTGCCTCCGCCGATCTCTCTTTAAGAACTTTGCCGACGGTGTACTTGAACAGCCATCCCGCCGCCGCCGCCCGATCTTTCGTTTTTGCATGGTCATAGGCGCATTTCCCTAAAAAGGTGTTTGGGTCTGTAAGGACTGATAGGATTTCATCACGTGTGAGGCCTGCTGACTCAAGGGCCGTCGTCGCTTGGAGTAAATATCCTGAGCGGTCTTCAACATTTGTGCCTAGAAGAATTGCATCACGAACAGCGTCAGAGATAGGGAGCCAATCAAGGTCAACACTTTTAAAAACAACGTCGATCGCTTTTTCGGGATTCGCCAGAGGTTTTGCGCTCGGCGCAGCCGCAGGTATTTCAAACTGGACCTCGGGGAGCATGTCCACATGATCTAATTGCCACGCCCACTTGTAGGGCTTTACGGTCTTTGAGGGGGGCAGTACCATTTGCCGGCCTTCACTATATATACAGACTTCGCCGCCCTCTTCTTTTAGAGCCGTGATCATTTTAAAGGGCTTAGGGCTTAAGCAGTAAAAGTGACGCGAGCCATTGCCTGAACCCGAATAAACGACCGGACAACGGGCCAACCCCACCAACTCTTTTACTTTTGCTAAAGCTTTCGCTTCGAATTCAGGTTTCTTGATGTCAACGTCGATTACGGTTAAATAGTGTTTGCCTATCTTTGAGGCAGTCCCCGTTCGGACTCCAACATTATTTCCTACGCGGTAAGACTTTTTTAAGTCTTGCCATGGTGTTCTAGGACCAGTCGTCCAACCGCTTTCAATAGGGCGTTTGCCATTTGGGTGCAGCCATATTATGGCAAATCCGAGGTCATACAGCCTCCGAGCCTCGAGTAGAATGTTAGGTTGACTCATATCGACTGAACATCCATGGGAAATTTCTTTGCCCAAGGTTCAATCATCGCATCGTAAGTCACTGCACCACGACTTACTTTAACGATCAAAGCCATATGTAGTGCTTTAGGAATCTGTGTCCCCTCGCGCCATTTTCTAACTGTTGACCGCTCCAAGCAAAAAGCTTGAGCTATGCGGTTTACTCCTACTTCATCAATCCAAGCCTTGAGTGATTTCTGTCTTCGACTCATCGTTGTGTGACCCCCCGTATTTTTATTTGACAATGAATAGTGACTAAAGTTTTATGGCAATTCAAACAGTAAAAATAAATGACGCGGAAAAGACAGTAAGCGGGTGGGGATTGAGCAGACTAACATTTGAGCACGGCAATTTTATTCTTCAGCAGTCTGGCGCTCGACGTACAACACTAGATCTTAAGGGGGCTTTGCGATTCAGGCGTAACGCTGACGAGAAAGCTAAAAAAGTATTTAAACGCTCCCTCAACAGGATGTATGACGCCCCTTCGCAAAAGCTCCCGATTTTTCTAGACACTCACCAAAAAGATGGGGTTCACTGGATACTGACTCGCAGGCGGTCTTACCTCGCTCATGCACCAGGCGCCGGTAAGACCGCCCAAGCGATAGTGGCATCTTTAATGGCCCATGGCCACGGCCAGACAGTTTTCATCGTCCCTCCCACACTGACAGTTAACTGGGCCCGCGAAGTTCTTAAATGGACTGAGTGGGCTGATTTTTGGCCGAGCATAACAATCATCCCGACATCAGACAAACAAAACGAAGTCGACTGGCGCTCGGACTTCATAGTAGTGCCGGACTCGATGCTTACGAAGCCCTGGGTTTACGATCACTTACAACTACTACCCATCAAGCTTTTGGCCGTTGACGAGGCTTCGAGGTTTAAAGAGCAGGCATCGGAGCGAACGAAGGCTTTATTTGGTGGTCAAAACGGGCCCCGTCTATATTCAGGGCTTATCGGAAAAGCCCGCCACACGGTCTTACTCGATGGCTCACCAATGCCTAACCGGCCAATGGAGTTATGGGCGCCAACAATCGCAATGGACCCCGAGGCGATCGATTGTATGACCATGCACGAGTTCGGAGTTAAATACTGCGCAGGCAGATTCATCGCCGATAAGTTCAAACTTGATTGGGACTACCGGGGTGCGAGTAATCAGTTTAACTTACGTCTCAGGCTTCAAGAGAGATTTATGCACGTAGTGGGGGAGAACGAGCTTCACCACCCGGAGCGGCTACGCTCAATACTCTTTATGAATGAAAATGCGCTCACTACGAAAGCGTTTGAGCAGAAATATGTTTCACGAATAAATCTAAACGACTTGAATGAAGAAAAAAGCCAAGGGGACCTAGCAAAGCTTCGCCACCAAATTGGAATATCAAAAATTGACTGGGTGGTGAATTACGTAAAGGAACGTCATGACGACAAAAATGAAGCTCTACTTATATTCGCTTGGCACCGGGAGGTCTGTTGGGAAATTGCAAATCGACTTAAGTCTTACCGACCCGGCTTGGTCATGGGCGGCGTCCCTCAAAAAGAACGAGAAAAGATACTTGACGCTTTTCAAAGCGGAGCTACTCGAATCATTGTCGGCAACATTCATGCGATGGGGCGTGGGGTTAACCTTCAACGAGCCAACAGAGTTATTTTCGCCGAGTACTCGTGGTCTGATGAACTCAACCGTCAGTGCGAGAAAAGAGCTTCGCGTAAAGGAAGTGCACAGAATTCTGTGCGCTGCGATTACGTTGTGGTGCCGAACTCTATTGACGAAACTGTTTTAAACGCGGTCTTCACCAAGGCCAAGAATGTGAAAGAGGTGATCGGGTAATGGGGACAATGAAGCTGAAACAAACCTTGGCGTGGCCAAGTTATGATGTAGAAGTCGACGCCGAGAGAAAAACCGAGCTAAACGAAAACGCCGTAAAAAGGCTTTGAAGAAATGAACAATCCGAGGCCCGTTATCTATTTCGCCTATCAGGGCGAAACAAAAAGTCTTGGCCAGTGGGCAAAGCTTTATAAACTAGATCGCTCAACCATCTACACGCGCTTCAAACAAGGTTGGCCGGTTGAAAAGATTTTGCTTACAAGGCCGCTAACGCGTGAGGAGTCAGGGCTTGTCCCGAGAGAAAGAACGAGACTATATAAATAACCGCCGAAAGGCAAAACCAAGGAGAACAAATATGACAACGGAAAATCAAATCACAGTATCAGTGACGGGTAAGAACCGCGTTGACCTAGTGAAACACTTAAGAGCGTTTGCGGATAACTTAGACGGCTCGCCGCTCGAAGAGAAGACCACTCGAAAAACAAGAACGACAATTAATACGGACCAGGCGGGCGAAGACTTCGAGACTAAGAAAACGGCTACGGGCACAAAAAGGGCTGCGGCGACGTTTGATGAAGACGAAGAAACTGAAGTTGAAGAAACCGGGACAACGACTAATGAAGACGATTTCGTGACTACAAAGAAAGCTAAAAAAGTTACGGTCTCGGAAGTGAACGACGCCTGTAAAGCAAGAGCACGTGCAGGCGGTAAAAAAGGTCGCGAACAGGTTCTTTCAATCTTGAAAAAGAAGTTCAAGACAGAAAGCATTACTGAAATCGATCCTGGTGATTACGCTGCCGTGATTGAAGCGATGGCTATCTAATGGCCGGACGGTATGACTACGTAAAGTACGACGACATCGCGTTAGCGGCCCAACAAGGCTTTAAGGCGATGTTCACCGAACTCACCATTCACGTTGAGGCCCTTGACCCAGGGGCGCCTAAAATCTTGGCGCTTCAAAAGTTAGAAGAGGCCTACATGTGGATCGGGAAAGCACTTCGGGACGGGCAACTTCAAAGGCTACCGGCGGAGCTTGGCTCATTTGAAAGAGAAGACGGATAATGAAGCATGGGGGAAGGGCGCATTCTAAGTTCTCGGCGAGTGGTTCCGAACGTTGGACGCAATGTAGCGCCTCTGTCGAGGCGTCGGAAGGGCAGCCCGATAAGACAAGCGTGTGGGCCGAAGAGGGGACTAAGGCCCACGAGCTGTTAGAAGAGATGATGCTTAAGCTTTTAAGTCCCAATACGGCTGGTGCGTTTGTTTCTGCGCCGAGGTCTGAAATGTACACTCACGCGAGAGACGCTGCTCATTTCATGCTTAAAAAAGGGGCCGAGCTAAACGCTGAAGTCCTGGTCGAAACGCGCGTCTATCTAGATTTCATTCATCCTGAAATGTTTGGAACCTTCGACGGCGCAGTGCTCGACCACTTCGGAACTCTTCACGTCTTCGATTTTAAATATGGTGCTGGTCACGCGGTGAGTGCCAAAGAGAACCTTCAAATGATTTTCTACGGGCTTGGCCTCGCAGCCAAGTACCAGTGGAACTTTCAGACGGTAAGACTTTGGATTATTCAGCCGCGCATCAAGGGTTACGATGGCCCAACTTTTTGGGACATAACCATTGACGAACTGAAAGCTTACGTTAAAGTTTTTCGTGATGCCGTATGGCGAGTTGAGAACAAGCCGGAATATAAGGAAGGTTCTTGGTGTTATTTTTGCCGTGCGAAATCAATCTGCCCATTGAAGAGGGAGGCCAAATTTGAGAAAGCAATTGAGATTTTTAAAACTAATCCTATAGGGGGAAATGATGGCAAAGAAAAAATTAAAATCGTCAGTCAAGGCGAAATCGAAATCCAAGAAGAAAGTCTCGTCAAAGAAAAAGGTCTTAAAAGCGAGGCGGAGTGGCGCAAAAAAGCCAGGGAAGGCCGCTCCAAAAAAGGAGTTGGGAACTTCTACTGATGAGTTGCCTGTTTCGGCAATTGATAACGGTCTTGAAACGCAAGGGGAAGAAGTGCACGCATCCGATGATGCGCATGAACCTGCTTATGAACAAGATGCCGAAGAGTTTGACACTGATGACGACACTATTGGTAACGCATAAACAAAAACGGTAAAACCGAAAAAGGGGAGAACATGGCAGCTAAAGCGCCAAAAGCAGATAAAGAGAAATCACGACTACTAACACCTGAATTCAGAGTGAGCTACCCTCACGTCTTTAAGGCGAACGCGTTTAAAGGGGGAAAGCCTAAGTTTTCAGTCACGATGCTTTTTCCAAAGAACTCTGATTTATCACCAATTAAAAACGCAATCAAAGAGGCCAAGATTGCAAAGTTCGGAGCTGACAAAGATAGTTGGCCGGATGATCTTGAGTCGCCCGTAGTTGACGGCGATAGCCCAAAGCACGCCGATAAAGACGGCTATAAAGGGTGCTGGGCTATTAAGGCTTCAACGAATGAAGACCAGCGTCCAGGCGTAGTGGACGAGAACGTGCAACCTATTTTAGAGCCGAGTGATTTTTACCCGGGTTGCTACGCTCGTGCTTACGTCTATGCGTATGTATGGGAGTTTGCGGGCAAAAGGGGCGTTGGATTTATTTTAGATCATGTGCAAAAACTTCGCGACGGCAAATCATTTGGTGGTAAGAAATCGGCCGATCAAGTATTTTCGCCTGTAAACGCGGGAGCTATGAGTAGCGATGATAATGCCGACGATGTTGATGAAGACTTTGCTTAAAAACTAAGATGTTCGTGGTTGAGCGTTTTTAGTTTACATCAAAGCGTGCGCGCCGGGACGTCACACACTCCGCGTGCGCGCGCTTTGAGTTTTTCGAACGCGATTGAACTTTTGAGTGATGCGCTAACAGGGAGTCACTACCCGACCGATACGACGTGCCCGTTCCTAAAAACTCTGGGCCACGCAACGTAGTAGAAATTCGGTCTTTACTTTTAGCGCATCACTGATGGGTTGTAGCTCAGTTGGAAGAGCCCACCGCTGTTAACGGTGTGGTCGTAGGTTCGAGCCCTACCAACCCAGCCATTTGAAAGGATAAGTTATGATCATCTATATTTTATCGGTAGTTGTCATCTCAATCGCACTAGCTCTTATTGTTTACGGATTGAGGGACGATGAGAGAGTCGCACTTTTACGTAGGGATATGAATACCGTTAGAGACCGAGCCGTGGAATATTTCCAGGCCTCAGAAAATTACTTCGGGAGTATTAAAAGGCAGGACAATGAGATTTTATTCACCAAGAATAAGCTCGCCGACTACAGCATAAAACTAAATCAGCTTGAGGCCGTTTACGACAAACTCCATAAAGAGATTGAGACGTTGGTGGTTCGTCAGCGCACTTTAGAAAAGCGAATCATCGAGACAACGAGAACGGTCAACGTAGTGATTCAAAAAGACCCGTTGAAGCCAAAGACTCCTAACTATAACGCAACCCGAAGAACAACAAAGGTGACCCAATGAGTTTAGAAGAGGACATTCTTCGAATTTTAAAAAAGCATGATATTGCTAGCTTTCGAGTTACCGAAGACATCATTCATAGAGTGTTAACGATAGAAATGAACCCTCCGCCGACTGAAAAATTGGTCATAGATCTTACTAGATTTTTGCCTCCTGAATGGAAACTTACTTTTGAGAAGTTTCCGTATGACAAGGATCATAATAACTACGAAGGGGTTGCTAAAAAAGACCTTGAAAAAATGTTTCCGAGTAAAGATTTAGTGAACCACCCGCCCCACTACAACTTCGGGAAAATCGAAGTCATTGAATTTATTGAAGACCAAAAGCTCGGCTATCATATTGGCAACACTGTAAAGTATCTAAGCCGCGCAGGCCGTAAAGACCCCGCCAAGTTGATAGAGGACTTAGACAAAGCGGCTTGGTATTTGCTCCGCTACATTGAAAATCTAAAGGCTGAAAAAGAGGGCCGGGCGGCTTGCCGTCCTAACGAGATGGGAAAGAAATGATAAACATTTGTCCGATAAAAATCTGGCAGGCATGGGCTTTGGCCTTCGGACCTGAATCAATATTGGTAGGAGTCTTAGCCGGGTACGTCGGAAACGACACCATCAAATGGTGGAAGAGACGCCGTCGATGATTTTGGCAATGCTCGCGGGCGGCATAATTCTATTTTGTTTAGGCATGTACGCCGGGCGCGATTGGGCTGGGTTTATTCACGATGGGGAAATTCGCGACCTTAAAAAGGACGTCGAGTTTTGGCGCGGAATGGCTGAGCGAAACAAAAACCCAGGGCCTGCATGGCCACCAGGGAGCGGGCCGCCTCCGCTTCCAGATAGGGCCTAAATGAAAGCTTCACATAATCGCACGGTCGTCTCTGACCACCCGGAATGCCCCACCTATCTTTGGAAGGCCTCCTCACCAATTGAACTCTACCTTCCTGTCGTCTCAGAAATCAGGCCAGTTGAAATTCACGTCATTCCAGACGGGTCCATAGATAATAAGCCGTCATTTTGTTTGGTGCTCGAAACGCAAGTTGGTGCTTGTGTGGCTGCGCAAATCGATTTCGAAACACTTTGGCCCGCGATTGAAGCGGCCATTAAATCAAGAGGGGCTTTGTCGTGAATCTAATTGGGCTTTTGTTTACTGTAGGAGTTTGTGGTTTCATCTATCAGCTAGCTTACCGCATCTCGATGCCGCCGTCGCTTCGAAGTATCATCGTGGCACTTGTGGCGGTCTACATGATTCTTTTTCTCCTTCAAGCTATGGGTGTACAGATTCCCCACTTCCCGAAAGTGAGGTTAAGATGATTGATCGTCTTTTAACTTTTTTCGCATTCATTTTTGTGGTAGTTAGTTTTCTGTTTATTGGCGCAGTCATGTTAGTGTTTGCGATCATCTTATCGCCAATACTGATTCCTTGGGGCTTGTGCGATTTATTTGAATGGTCGTGTAGGAGGTTACACATATGAAAGAACACGTTATGGACGGTAAGACCTATATTACAACACAAATGCGAATCATCGAAATGGGCAAGATTGCGAACTCTCTTGACCTTGAAGCGTTTCTAAAATGCATTTCAAATGCTGAGACAGTAGCACCAATCGTTGACCCGACACTTTATATAAAGGCATCGGCGAATTTGGCTGCAATTAAAAAGCTCGCACAAGTGGCCCTTGAAATGAGAAAAGCTTACGAAGAAACGTTCGCGGCAGTGCTCGAAACGGCCAGCCTATGAGTGACTTCTTTACTGAAGATGATATTGCGCGCACCTACGGAATGGGTAGGCTAGAGAAATATGACTTCCTAAACGGACTCATCCTCGAGCGGAGTAAGGTTGTTTATGGCGCACAAGCGCACGGGCTAAACTCTTGGTGCACCAAAGAGGAAAAACAGATCGACACCCACCAAGCCAGACTAATCATGATCGAGCCTATCGAAGTCGAAGATAATGCTGTAGGTCTACTCGAAGAAATGACAAAACACAGCGCTCTAAATTTTCAAGTGTGGTCGGATTTTATGATCAGAGCTCGCAAACTCCTAAACAAGCAAGGTGGGAAGTGAGCGACTCAGACGAAAAGAAAGTGAGTGAGATTTGGAAGGGCTCATGGCAAAGACCTTATTTAGCAGAACGATTGGAGAAGGTGGCATAATGGAAGCATATTTTAACAAACAAGAAATTAAAGATAAATATTTGAACCGAGTGATAGCTCATCAAAAAGCTGATGAATTGATCAAGGGCGAATACTGGACGGGCAAAAAGGGCTGTGCTGTCGGGTGCACGATTCACGGGTCTGATCACAAGGATTATGAAACGGAATTAGGAATTCCGGAGTGGATGGCACGACTGGAAGATAGAATCTTTGAAGGTCTTCCAATGGCTAGATCAAAAGAATGGCCGCGTGAGTTTCTGGAAGCCATTACGCCAGGACAAGATTTAGAAAAAATAAAAATACCAATGCTTATCTTTATTGTCGAATCAGCGCGCGAACATTTCGATCATAAAAAGTTTCCAAACAAACTAATTTACATCGATAACATACTTTCGGAAATGCGAAAAGTTCCTATCAACTTTGATAAATTACGTAAAGCGCGTAACGCCTACACCGCCGACGCCGCCGCCGCCGCCGCCGCCGACGCCGCCGCCGCCGACGCCGCCGCCGC